CCGATCGGCGAGGGCGGCTTTCGTATCCGCGTGGCGGTCTGTCTCGTCTCGCAGTTGGTCGCGCCACGATTCAGCCTGCTTCCGATTGGGGCGGCAATCGTGATGCACGCCGAACCGAAAGTCCTTGACGGCCTCATCGCGGTCGAACTGAGCTGCCGTCAAGGCTGCCGTCAGCCGCGCGATCGCCTCCTGCTGCCGTTTGACCTCGCTCTGAAGATTTTGAACGTGCACTGCTTGGTCCTCGACAGACATCCAATGTGCGTTACTCATTTCAGGAACCTCCGTACCGCCTGGAACAAGGCAACGTGTAAGTCGTCGTCGGCGCCGTCTGTGTGTGGGAGAGTCCCTTCAGCCTGCGCTTGCAAAACCTTGGAGATCGCATCCGACAGTTCATCATCCCGCAGGCGTGTGTGCGAGGACTCGATCTGCAGAGACAGAGTTTCCCGTGGGTAGTACTCCCAACGTTGGTCGGACGTTTCCTGCAAGGAGTCTTGTAGGTCGTCGAACGTGGAACTGAGCGAGTCGACGAAGTCATCATGAGGGACGAAGCCTCCGGTTTCCGGGACTTCGACGTAGTACTTGTGGGTGACGATGAACATACGGGACATTGTGTTCTCCTCTTAGTCCTTGGGAACCGGGAACCTACGGTTTGTGGAACTCGAGATACAAGTGACCAGCCTTCCAGGCATCCGCTTGCGCCTTACGCCTGAGCACCTTGGCCTGAGCCTCCAGCTCCTGCCACTGCCGAAACCGGTCAACCGACCGGAACGCGGGGCAGTAGGCTGCGTCCGCAGTCCGCTGGGCGGTGTCCGCAGCGCGTTGGCGGAGTTCTGCGATCATCAGGGCTTCTACTGCTTGCAGGCGAAACTGGTTCATACGGGTAACCCTCCCAGTGGTGAAGTGTAGTATTTTGGCCAAATTTTCATATTACCATTATACTACAGAACAAGTGGCGGTTCAAGGGCGTACGTATCCCCCTGGGGCCACGTACGCAATTGCCTGCAAGGGATCCGAAGGCGCCGTTAGGCAGAGTGCAGCCGCCGAGTCGAAATTCTGCAAAGCGGATCCACGGGGAGTTCGGGCAGCCCGTCCTCCCTATGCCAGATAACCTTGAACAGGGCAGGCCTGCCCCGCAAGTGCACGAGCCTCGCCTTGATCCTTCGGGTCTCTGGCGGCCGCTCTGCCACGATCCGTTCTTCCGAGCCCAGTGGGAAGAACTCAGCACGCACCGTAACCCACGCGTCCGCCAGGTCGTCGATCGCCTGGAACAGGACTTCTACGCGGGTTTCCGGCGCAGCTATGTCCGACGTTTTCCCATGTGAAGCAGCAAGATCCGAAGTAGCGTTCATGGTACCATTATAGCATGGAATGCGTAGCAAAGCAAGAGCCTATGGAGTCACACAAGTGCCCACAAACACTGAACAACTGTAACCCCATTGTTCCCAAAGACTTCTATCGAGTTCGCAGAGTCCCGAGCAACCGAGCTTGAAAACTGCGAACAAACCCCGTTCGTCTGTCTCTGGTAGTAGAGAATTATTAAAAAAGGCTATATAAGAGAAACCACATATTGCGAATTGCCCTACGAAAAACTTGCGAGCACCCTAGTGAACATTGGGTGCAAGCAAGATTCAGTGGACATTTCCTGATCAAGTGTGCACAGGTCGTACATCGTTGAACTTGCTTGCACTCAATGTTTACAACGGTCAACGCGTTGTTGCATAGCAAAGACGGAACAAGCACAAAGGACTTTGCCCTAATGTCCACAGATTCCGCCACTGTATGCATGTAGGAGGGTCCTGCACCCAAGCCCAGTGGCCATGGTGGTGCTGGACGAGGGTGCCCTCGATTCGCAGGCGGAGCGTGCGGGAACCGCGGGCAGATCTAAACAACCGCTTCAGCGCTCCTGTGGCCGACTGGACCAATGGGCAAAAAAAGCTCGGCAGGGGAAAGGTCTCAGGCACCTAACCCCTGCCGATGCAACCGTTACACGCCCTTGGTCTTCATGTCCCCAAGGACCCGACGCCGCAGCTCAGGATCCGCTTCCAGCCGCTTCTTGATCTCCCGCAGCTGCTGCTGGTCGTTCTGCTGCTTGTTCTTATGGTACTGCTTGTTCATCCACCCCTGCCTCAGGCAGCCGTAGACGAAGTCGAAGGCACCAGGCTCATCGACGCCCAACGCCTTCGCCAGGCTCTTGATCTCCTCCGCCTTGATCGCACGACGGAACATCTCGCTCGACACCGGAAACGCATACATCGGCATGTATCTACCCTCTTAGTTCTACTTACCCAGGTTAAAGAACCTGTTACATGGACCATCCACATAACACCTTACACCACTTTCCACGGCCACTAAGCAAGTGCTCTTGTTCCCTAGCCCTTCGCTTCAGCGTTCAGGACGTTCCGGACCATCTTCTCGTACGCTTTCGCCTCCTCCTCAGCTTGTGCCAGCTCCTCCGGGCCCTGCACCCACTTACGTGCGCTCGCGATGAGATCCTCGTAGTCTTCGAGGATCGACTGAAGCTGTTGCATGTCGTCCTCGTCCAGCACGATCGTGTACGTCTTCACGGCTACTCCTCCTCTCCCAACGCCTTGTCGTAGCGGATCACGTCCTTCTCGAGCTCCTCTACGGTCATCGTCACGTACTGCTCCTCCTCTACGTAGTCCTCGACGTCGGCGAGGTACCCGTCGAACGCGTAGCGACTGATCTTGTTCTCCTTGACGAGTCGACGCAAGTGAACTTCGATCTCTTCCAGAGTCATTACTTGCTCCTCGCTCCATTCACGTACGCAATGTACGTGTGCGGAAAGAACGCAGCAACCTGCACTGCGATTCGATACGGCATGATCTCGGCATCGTCGATCTTCTCGGAGAAGTTGACCTCTCCGTACTGCGTCGAGTAGTACCGAGGTTCTGCGTACGTATCCATCTCGAACTGCACGACGATCCTTGCTGTGCCGAGCTTCATACGTCGTCCTCCTTGTCTCGATCGACCCACGCGCAGAACTCGGAGACGAGCCACGCGACGTACACGCTTGCGATGACGATGAAGAGCGCGCTCACGGCTGCTCCTCCACGACAACGATCGACTTGACGATCTTCCCGTCCTTGACCAAGTTCATTCTCACTACCTTCATGTTCTATCTCCTCCACAACAACTCCCTTCCTTGCTCACTAAGCTTCAGGAGCTTCAGCTGTATCTGTGGACCCCCAGACCCCCAAACCCAGACCCAACATACTCTATGACACGGCCTCACTTATTCCAGCCCGGTTTTTGCGGTGCAAGCAAGTGCATGTGCTCCGGCCCCCCTCGGCCTGTGATTTGCCACGCACTTCCGGGGTATAATACATTTGATGGGGGCCACAGCCCTTGCTCACAGTCCACTGCAACTTCCGCCGGAAACCGGGTACGATAGGCCCGTTCCGATCGGCTGGAAGTACTTGGCTGCGTACAGGGTCAAGAGCCCCGGGCTCTCGCTCCCGGACATTGCCAAGTCCATCGGGTACTCGTATAACACGGTCTTGTTCTGGGTCCGCCGGATGGACTACCAGCGGTACGAGAACTGGGTGTTTAACCAGAATGCGCCGCTGGTGCCTTTGGCCCTTGAGGCTGAACAACGGAGTGTCCTGGATAAGGTCCGGACTACGTACGAGACCCACGCGGAGGAGATGCAAGGGCGGTTGCTCACGATCCTCGAGACCGTGGACGACCCGAAGATCATCAAGGAGATCGCTCAGGACTGGTTGGACCGGGCCGGAGCTGGAGCTCCGAACCGAACTGCGACCCGGGCCCTCGCGGTCGTAGTGTCCGACGAAGTCATGCAGAGGTTTTTCACGCGGGCACAGGAAGCAGGTTTGCTCCCTGCGGTCCAGGATCCCGGATCCCGCGAAGTGATCAATGGAAGTTTGGAAGGCGTTTTCGTGGAAGTCGCTGCGGCCGTGGATCCTGCGGAGCAGGGAACCTAATGGACCTGCTGCTGAAGCCTAAGCAAACGGAGATCTTTGCCCAGATGGGCATGCGGGTGCCGTCGGAGACGACCGTCGACATCATGCGGGCTACGCAACGGAGCAACGCGCAGGCCTCTCTGTACTTCTTCACGACCGCCGTTCTCTCCTGGACCAAGCTCCAGGTGAATCCGCACAAAGAAGTCTGTGACTTCATCCAGCAGGTCAAGGCCCCGCACAAACAGCGGAAGGTCGTACTGATCCCCCGGGACACGTACAAGTCTACGGTCGGGAGCAAGTCCCTTCCCCTCTGGATCCTGACCCAGGACGACTTCCTGGGCTTGCCCGGTCGAGAACACCGCATCCTGCTTTGGTCGCACTCGTCGGAAAACGCGAAGAAACAGATCAAAGCAATCCAACAGGTTGTCGAGCGTAACCAGATCTTCGCCTGGTTGTTCCCGGAGCTGGTTCCCGACCTCTCCCGGACCACCTGGACCACGAGCAACTTGCTGTTTCCCCGTGAAGGCGGTTACGGCGAGGACACGATTGAGGCTGCGGGGCTCGACACGCACCTCGTCTCCCGACACTACACGATCCAGATCAAGGACGACATGGAGGACAAGGCGAGTTATGAACAGCCTTCCGTCCGTGCGAAAGTCATCGACTCGTACAAGTCGGCTGAGGCCTTGTTCGTCGACGAGCGGAGTGCATACGACCTCCTGATCGGGACCCGATGGGGCCACGACGACCTGTACTCGGAGATCATCAAGAACGAGAGCGAGCACTACGAGTTCTACACGCGCCCGCTCCACTGGACTCGGGAAGAGCTAGTAGCTGACCTGCAAGAAGCTAAGGAGACGAAACGTCCCCCAGTCTGGGGCATGGACCCAGACACACACGCTCCCCTAGCAGGTAAAACCTACTACTTCTTCCCGGAACTTTTCCCCGCTGAGTCATGTAAGAGGATCCGCGACAAGCAAGGGTCCTTCATGTACTCAATGCTCTACTTGAACAATCCCAAGGACCCCGCACTCGCCGAGTTCAAGTCGGACGATCTCCGGTACTTCACGTTCGATGACGAGCGAAACATCCTCCTGGAACATGGAGATGGATCCCGTGAAGCCGTTCCGTTGGACGTCCTCGTAACAGTGCTCTTTTGGGATCCTGCGATGTCCGAGCAGGAGAGGAAGAAGAACTCGCGGAACGCGATGGTCGTGATGGGCAAGGATCCGAAGGATCGGTTGTTCATCCTGGATGCCTGGGCCGAGTGGCAGAACCCGACTCTTTTGTTCTCGCGGTTCATCTCCTTCCACAAACGCTACAACATCCGCACGGCTGCGATTGAAGACGTCGGGTTCCAACGGACTCTGAAGTTCCCGCTCTTCGCGGAAATGAAACGGGTCGGCGACGTGTTCCACGTGGAAGAACAGAGACCGATCGGCAGCAAGGATGCTCGCATTCGGAGCCTGATCCCCTACGTGGAAACCCACCAGCTCTTCATCCGGCGGGGTCTACTCGACTTCCTAGAAGAGCTCAAGGCGTTCCCCGTCTTCAAGACCAAGGACTTGGTGGACGCCGCAGCTGCCTGCCTTCCGCTCTTCGGTCTCGGTTCCGTTCAATCCTACAACCAGAAGCTGAAGTCCGCAACGAACGCGAACTCGCGTCTTGCGAGTCGCTCGACTCTAACAGGATACTAACGTGGCAAAGCCCAAGCGCAGCATGCCCGAGGAGCTGAAGCGTGAACTTCAAACCCGGCGGAAACCGAAAGATGGTGGGCGGGCTGGTAATGAACAGCGGCCCGTCAAAGCGCGTAACCTTACCTCGAGCCCCAGCCGTGCGTACTCACGCCGGAAGCCAACGGCCCCAGTCGCCAAGGAAACCCCAGGGTTCCAAGGGCGGTGCATACTGAACCCGCAGGGTCGTGCCCTCGAGAGCAAGACCCAGGACGCCATCCGCGACGCACTCACCGGCGTATCCCGCCGAGCACACTAACTCCCCAGTGCCACAAGTAGAAGCAACCGACATAGACCTCGACCCGGATCAAGAAGCCGCGCTCGTGAACGAGATCGAGCAGCAGCTGAGCGCAGCTCTGGCTACGCACGTTCAACGTGAACGCAAGATCATGAACTTACGGCGGGCGTACCGGGCGTTACCCGAACACGAGAAGAAGAACTTCCCGTGGGACGGTGCGTCGAACGTGGTAATCCCTATCGTCGGGATCACAGTCGACAATGTCGTAGCACGGTTGATGCGGGCGTTCATGGGCACCCAGGACCTGGTCGAGTGTACGATTCTCGACCCACAGCTCGCTCAGCCAAACCCCGCCTCTGCGGGTGGTAGCCTCGAAAAGGACTTCCGGGACTGGGCTACGATGTTCTTTGATAAGTCCGGAGCGCGGGACCGGCTCCGCACCGGCTTCCACGACATGTCGGTCGACGGTACGATCTACATGAAGGTCCGGTGGGACTCGAAAACGCGGGTCGTCCACGCGTACGGCGGTGGCGGTGGTGAAATCGTCGAGACCCAGGTCGTGGATTACGAAGGTCCCGTCTGGGATGAGATATCCTCTCCCGATTGCATATTCCCAGAAGGCTTCGACGAGTGGAGCAAGCTCCCGTGGGTTGCGAACCGCATCCGGTTCACCTGGCAAGAGTTGTGCAAGACTCAGGCGGATGGGATGTACAGCGGGATCGATGATTCATTCAAAGCTACTGGCGGAGTTCGGCAGGACCCTGCGTTCACTACGGCCCAGGAAGTGAACAAGGTCAAGGGAGAGAACACGATCCCAATCTACGAGCTCTACGAAATCTGGGGCACGTTCGAAGTGCCGAAGACGGCCACTGCACCCGTCGACACGCCGCCACAATTCGAACAGATGATCTTGACCTATTCGCGGGCGGCCCGGAAATTCGTCCGGAAGATCTACAATCCGTTCTTCGGTCGGCCCATCCACATCGTGCGGATCCCGTTTCTCCACATGCCCCATCAGATCGACGCACTTGGGGTAGCTGAACAGGTGATCTCATTCCAGGAAGAAGCCGGCACCGCTCACAACCAGACGATTGACGCGGCTACGGCTGCCATCGCTGGGATTGTGGTTGTCCGTCCCGGCGCCGACGTTGACTCGGACATCTACCCCGGGAAGAAGATCGTCACCGACAACCCCCGAGAAGACGTCGCAATCGTCCACTTGTCCATGGGTAACAGTACCCTACCGAGTGTCGAACAAAGTTCCGCTTTCTGGGCCGAGAAACGCAGCGGCGTCAACAGCTACTCGATGGGCGTGGAGAGTCCTGTGGCTGGAAGCCGGGCCACAGCCACCGGCACTACTGCCCTGTTGAACGAAGGGAACCTCCGCTACTGGGTCAGTATCGACGACATGCGGGACTCCATCGTCTCGCTGCTCTACTTGACTCTCCAGCTCGAGCAGCAGATCCGGCCGGAAGGGACCCCAATCACCGCCACGCGGATGCTCCAACTGCCGCAGGGGGACCTCCGCGAGATCTTCGGCCTCAGACTCCAAATGTCCTCGGAGAAAGTAAACCGGGATATCGAGGTCCAGAACTTCCAAGTCTTGATCACCATCCTCAACGACTACTACGCGAGGCTTATGCAGCTGGGTGGAGTGCTCCTAAACCCCCAGTTCCCACCCCAGCAAAAGATGCTGGCCATGGCAGTCATGGACGCCGCGAACAAGATGATGGTCAAGTTCGTAGAACGCTTCGACGTCGACAACATCAACGAGCTGGTTCCCGGCATCCAGCAAGTCATGCAGATCATGCAAGCCGGGCAAAGCATGGGAGGCGGGCAGCCGCCAGCCGGCCCACAAGGGGCCATAGGCCCAGGAGGACCAGGTGGACCAAGTCCGATGGCAGGCCCTCCCCCAGGGAACCCGGGACCTGGTGCTCCAGGACCTGGAGGGGGAGCTCCTCAGTTCCCACGTCGTATTAGTGGGATGTAAGTCACAGGACGAGCTAATGCGCTTGCAGGGTCAAGTCCAATACATCTCGAAGAAGCTCGAGACCTTGCGAGCGATGCAGGAAGAACGGCCGGTTGCGATCCGCACTCGGAACCTTGCTACAGGATACTAACATGGCGATGAAACTGGAATACGGGAGCGACGGCATCATCACAGCCCCCGCCCGCTTTGCCGGGAGACACGTCGACGAAGTCATGGAATATCTCGAACACCTCGAAGCGCAGGCGACTGCTCCCGCTGGGACACCGCCTGCAAAGCCCGCGGAAGCTCCGAAGCCGAAGACCCCGCAGGAAGCACTCGACGAAGCCGCGAAGGCTCGTACGGACTCGCTAACGAACTTGCTCGTGAGTTCCGCTAACCGGCTGGAACAGGACGACGAAGAAGGCTTTGCGAAGACCGTCCCCGACTACGACAAGTACCGCGAAGCAATCAAGAAGGCGAAAGCCAACATGCAGCCGCAGCAGAAGACGATGCGGGATCTGCACCGGCAGATGTACATCTTTCTCAAGTCCCAGGAGCCGCGGGAACAGGCGAGACTACTCGGGCAGGAGTTCGAAGAGCCGGAACCCGAACCCGAACCCGCGCCCGATTCCGCAGGAATCATTCCGACGCCTCCTGCCGCGCCTGCGGCCCCGGTTCCCGCTCCGGTGGCGAAGCCCCGCGCGGTGCCCCCGGCCAGCGCCGCCGC